CCGGTCATTCATGCGGGTGCATTGAAATCTTGGGGCCCAACGCTGCCATGGGCATGGCCGCATGACGGCCTGCAACACGACAAGGGTTCTGGCCTCGCTCTTGCCGAGCAATACCGGACGCAGGGCCTTTCGATGCTGCCGGATCGCGCGACGTTCCCGGACGGCTCGAACGGCGTCGAGGCAGGCTTGATGGAAATGTTGGACCGGATGCAGACGGGGCGCCTCAAGGTCTTCGCCCATCTGTCCGATTGGTTCGATGAGTTTCGCCTCTACCACCGCGAAGACGGCAAGGTGGTCAAAGAGTACGACGACCTGATGAGCGCCACTCGTTACGCGCTGATGATGCTCCGCAACGCCATGCCCGCTGATCGCCCGACGCCTCGCAGAAGCGAGCACGCGGGCGCTGGCGGCTGGATGGGATGACTTGATGTCAGACGACGACGACAAAAAGCCGACGACCGATGACGACGTGTTGGAAGAAGCGCGCGAGGAATTCGAGCGCGCGGCCAACATGGAGGAAGACAATCGGCGCGAGGCTTTGGATGATCTGAAGTTTGCCCGGCTTGGCGAGCAATGGCCCGCTGCGATGAAGCGTCAGCGCGAGCTTGAAAGCCGTCCGGCGCTGACGATCAACAAGCTGCCCGCCTTCATTCGCCAGGTGGTGAACGACGCGCGGCAGAACAAGCCTGCAATCAAGGTGCATCCGGTTGACGATACCGGCGATCCGGCGACTGCCGAGATCATGAACGACCTGATACGCAACATCGAATACACGTCGTCTGCCGATGTTGCCTATGACACCGCGACCGAATGCGCAGTTTCGAACGGATGGGGCTACATTCGCATTTCGACCGACTATGCGCACGACGATAGTTTCGATCTCGATATCAAAATCGATCGCGTTGCCAATCCGTTTTCGATCTATGGCGACCCTGACAGCCAGTCGGCAGATAGCTCCGATTGGAATGTGGCTTTTGTCATTGAGGACATGCCGAAAGACGCCTTTTGCGCCAAATACAAGAACGCGGAAGAAGTGGACTGGGAAGAAACCGGATACACGAAGATCAAGAATGTTTCGTGGTTCGATGACGAGCATGTCAAGGTTTGCGAGTATTGGACCCGCGAAGAGGTTGAAAAAACCGTCATTCTTTTGTCAGATGGCTCTATTGTTGATGAAGAGACGCTGAAAAAGAACGCTGAGATTTACAATCTCATGGGCGTGACCGTCGTCAAGGATCGTGTCACCAAGTCCTACAAGGTCACGCAGCGCATTCTGACCGGCGCGGAGGTGCTGAGCACGACGGAGTGGCCGGGTCGCTTTATTCCGATTGTTCCGGTCTATGGCGACGAAGTGAACGTCGAGGGCAAGCGCTATTTTCGCTCGCTCGTGCGCGATGCCAAAGACCCTCAGCGCATGTTCAATTACTGGCGCACCACGGCGACCGAGCTTGTCGCGCTGGCTCCCAAGGCTCCGTACATTGGCCGCAAGGGCACATTCGACAGCGATCTTGCCCGATGGTCGAATGCGCATACCACATCGTACCCGTTCCTTGAGTACGATACCGAGATGCCTCAACGGCAGGCCTTTGCAGGCGTTCCGGCTGGCGTGCTGCAAGAGGCGCTGAACTCCAGCGACGACATGAAGGCCGTGATGGGCATTTATGACGCCTCGCTTGGCGCGCGGTCCAATGAGACAAGCGGCGTCGGCATTGCGGCTCGTCAGCGTCAGTCCGATGTGTCGAATTATCATTTTCAGGACAACATGGCGCGAGCAATCCGCCATGCCGGGCGCATCCTTCTTGACCTCATTCCAAAGGTCTACACGCAAGAGCGGGTTGTTCGGCTGATCGGCGAGGATGGCTCGCAGAAAGCGGTCAAGGTCAACGGGCCGACGCAGGTTCCGGGACCTGACGGCAATCCGATCGAGAAGATTTTTGATCTGACGAAGGGCCGCTATGACCTGACCGTCTCGACGGGGCCGAGTTACAACACAAAGCGGCAGGAAAGCGCGGATCAGATGACGCAGCTTATCCAGTCCTTCCCGCAGGCCGCGCCGGTCATTGGCGATCTTCTCGTCAAATCGCTGGATTGGCCGAATGCGGATGAAATCGCCGAGCGGCTGGCGGCCATAAACCCGCTCAATCAGCAACAGCAGGAAGCGGCCCCGCCGGCCCCCTCGCCTGACATGCAGATCAAGGCCCAGATCGCGCAGGGCGATCAGGCGCTTGAGGCCAAGAAAGTCGAGATTTCGGCCTATCAGGCTGAAACGGAGCGTTTGAAGGCAATGGCGACCGCCATGACGCCTGAAAATGTTCAACAGATCGTCGTCAAGACGATTTCGGACGCACTGCGAACGAATATCGCTTAACCCCGAACCCATAGGATCAATCATGTCTGGCCCGGAAACCGGTATCCCCGGTGCCGAGAGCAATCCCGTCTTGTCCAACGAGCCGGAACTCTCGGATGATGTCATGCTTGATGCTGGCGAAATCGATGAAGCCTCGGAGCCGGAAGAACCGGAACTTGAGGAAATCGACCTCGACGGCAAAAAGTACAAGCTGCCTAAGGATGTGAAACCGCATTTGCTTCGGCAGGCGGATTACACCCGGAAGACGCAGGAACTGGCAGAGCAGCGAAAGGCCATTGAGGCCGAAAAGGTAGCGTTTGCGAAGACCTCTGACGAGATAATCCAAGCACGCGGGACACTGGCTGCGATCGACCAGTCTCTTGAGCAGTGGAAGAACGTTGACTGGGACAAGTATGAAAGCGAAGACCCTTTGGCGGCGGCCAAGGCTTGGCGGCAGTATCAGCAGTTACAGAATTATCGCGAAAGCGTTTCTCGCGATGTGCAAGCAAAGCAGGCCAGCGTCATCGATGCCCAGCGACAGGAAGTCGCCAAGCGCATTGAAGATACGCGGCGTTTTGCCGAGACCGAAATAAAGGGCTGGACGCCCGAAATCGATGCCAAGGTTACGGCTTTTGCGAAGGAACAGGGACTGACCGATCAGCAATTGATCGAGGTCATCAACCCCGTGACTTACAAACTTCTGCATCTGGCCTGGGTTGGTTCGCAGCGTCTGACCGCACCGCAATCGCAGCCATCGTCACCGCCTCCGGCTCCCGCTCCTGTTCTGGAGAAGGTGGGGCGGTCCGCGCCGGCTGTCGTCAACAAACTTTCTGACCGCGCATCTGTCGATGACTGGATGAAGGCACGACAGGCGCAGGTCGCCAGACAAAGGTAAACGACGATGCCCAATACCCTTCTTACGCCGTCGCAGGTCACTCGTGAGGCCCTGCGTATTCTCCACCAGAAGCTCAATTTCGTCGGCAACATCAACCGTGCCTATGATGACAGCTTCGCCAATTCGGGCGCAAAGATCGGCGACACGCTGAAAATTCGCCTGCCGAACCGTTATGTTGTTCGAACCGGTGCCGCGCTTTCCGCGCAGGACACGACCGAAACGAACACGACGCTTCAGATCGCGACCCAGAAGGGCGTTGACCTGAACTTTACGTCAGTCGATCTCACGCTGTCTTTGGACGACTTCTCGAAGCGCATTCTTGAGCCTGCCATGGCGGTTCTTGCCGCGGCGATCGAGAGCGATGCGTTCTCGATGCAGAAGGATGTGTATCAGCTTGTCGGTACGCCCGGCACCGTCCCGAACGCGCTCCTGACCTATCTTCAGGCCAAGGCGCGGCTTGACAACTCGCTTGCCCCTCCGGGCGATCGTTCGATCATCCTTGATCCGACTGCGCAGGTCACGATCATTGATGCGCTGAAGGGTCTGTTCAACGATCCGGGTCAGCTTTCCAAGCAGTACAAGGAAGGCATGATGGGCCGCACTGCCGGTTTCGACTGGTATGCGAACACGCTCATTCCGACCCAGACGAACGGCGCTCAGGCCGGTTCGCCTGCCGTCAACGGCGGCTCGCAGACGGGCGCCTCGCTGGCGATCAACGGCATGACCGGCACGACCGTCATCACGAAGGGCACCGTGTTCACGATTGCCGGCGTGTTCGAGGTGCATCCTGAAACGAAGGTCACGACCTCGCGTCTTCAGCAGTTTGTCGCGACCGCCGATCTCACGACTTCGGCGGGCGCTGGCACGCTGTCGATCTCGCCTTCGATTGTGACCTCGGGCGCGTTGCAGAACGTTTCGGCGTCTCCTGCCAACGCCGCTGCGATCACGCTCGTTGGTTCGGCCTCGACCGGCTATAACCAGCAGATGGCGTTCCACAAGGACGCATTCACCTTCGCGACGGCTGACTTGATCATGCCGAAGGGCGTCGATTTCGCCTCGCGCGAAGTCTACGACGGCATCTCGATGCGCGTTGTTCGTCAGTACGACATCAACAACGACAAGTTCCCCTGCCGTCTTGACGTGCTCTATGGCTACAAGACGATCCGGCCGGAACTTGCTTGCCGCGTGACTTCGTAATGACACAGGGCGGGGGCTTCGGCTCCCGCCTTTTCTTTTGGAGGCGCGCCAATGCCGATCTTTGCGACCTACTCGGATTTGAAATCGGAGATTGTGGAACGCATTGGCCGTGCGGCTTTGGCGTCAAAGGCAGACACGTTCATCAGTCTGGCAGAAGCCAAGCTGAACCGAAGCCTCAAGTCGATCAAGAAAGAGACGGGAACGTCTTTCACTTTGGCGCAAGGGGCGGATCAAATCACGCTGCCAGCCGATTTCGTGTCGGTCATCCATGTGTCGATTGTCATCTCGAACGTTCGCATTGAGATGACACAAATCGACGTTCCGGACGCGATGAAATGGCAAATCGTGACGGGCATCCCGCAGTTCTATGCGATCGACGCCACGTCCATTCAGTTCGATTTCACGGCCAATCAGGCTTACACGATCTGGCTTCGGTACTTTCAAAAGCTGGCTTTGTCGGATGCTTCGCCGACCAACTGGCTTTTGACTGATCATCCGGATTTGTATCTCTCCGCCTCGCTTGTTGAGGCGTACAAATACATGCGTAATCTTGAGGCGGCGAGCGCGTTTCAGGGCGAAATGGACCGCCTGACGGCTGAAATCCTGAACAGCGATCTTTCAAGCCGCAAGCTCCAGCCCGCCCGGCTTGAGTTTCAGACGCTTGGCACCTTCAACATTTATCGAGGTTAAACATGCCCGCAAAAGTCAGCGCGCGCGATGGTATGCAGGTTCTGTCGCTCAATGGCGACGGCAATCCACCCTTCACCAATGGCGCGGATAATGAGCCGCAGCGCGCGACCTTTGGCGCGGCCATCACGAACATTACGCCGGCGGCGACGCCAACCGACTTTTTGACGATTGCGGGCGCGGCTGGCAAGATCATTCGTGTCAAGTCGCTGATGCTGGCTGGCGTGGCAACGTCGGCGTCAAACATCCTGATTGACCTCATTCGTCGCTCGGCGGCCAACACGGGCGGCACAACGGTTCCGATCACGGGACGATCGCACGACACGGCGGACGGGGCGGCAAGCGCCGTTCTGGCCTATTACACGGCCAATCCTTCCGGCCTTGGTACGGCAGTTGGCACGCTACACAGTGCCCGTTTGAACCTTGCGCCCGCTGCGAACGGCTCGATTGACCGCCTGCAATGGCAGTTCACATGGGTCAATGACAAGGCGATCGTGCTTCGCGGTGCGACGGACATTCTGGCGATCAATCTCAAGGGCGCGGCTTGGCCAGCCGGCGGCGCGCTTGATATCGATCTGGAGTGGACAGAGGAATGATTGCCTTCGGAGAATGGCGGCCTGATGTTTTTGACCTGAACGGATCATCGGTCAAAACCTGTCAGAATGTCGTTCCGCTTGGCAATTCCTATGGCCCGTGGCTGTCGCTGACGGCCATCACGGCGGCCCTTGGCGCGGCGTGCCAGGGCGCGTTCATGGCGAGAAAGAATGACGGCTCGTTCGTCGTTTATGCCGGCACGGGCGCGGCCCTGTTCCGGTATGATCAGGCCAGCAACACATGGACTAACGTCACCCGGCTTTCGGGCGGTGCCTATAGTGTGACGAGCGGCGCGTTCTGGTCCTTTGCGCAGTTTGGCACGCAGCTTGTTGCGGTCAATGCGAACGATGTTCCGCAAGTGATCGACGTGGAGGCGGGGAGCAATTTCGCGGCCCTTGGCGGATCGCCTCCGCAAGCTGCGTGCGTCACGGTCATCGGCTCGTTTCTGGTGCTGTCGCGGCTGACGAGCTTTCCCAAGCGCATCCAATGGAGCGCG